CCTACACAGATACTCCGACAAACAACGAAATAGAAATAATACGTACACAATTAAAGCAGTGGACAAAACTAAACAAACTTGATCAACGTGTGTTTAAGATGTTTCGTAATGTTTTAAAGTACGGCGATCAAGTGTTTGTCAGAGATCCAGAAACATTTGAAATGTACTGGGTTGACATGGCCAAAGTTGTGCGTGTAATTGTAAATGAAAACGAAGGTAAACGTCCAGAACAGTATGTAATAAGAGACATCAATCCAAACTTTGAAAACCTAAGTATCACTGCTAAAAATACAACTGACTATGGTGCAGGTAATGCCGGTCAAATAAATGGTACAGGTGGTGGCGGAGCAATGGGTGGCGGAGCAAACTATAACATTCCAAATCAACCCAGCACTGGCAGTAGATTTGAACATACCATAAACGAAACTGTAATTGATGCAAAAAATGTTGTACATTTAGGCTTGAGCGAAGGTTTAGACTTTTACTGGCCATTTAGTCAAAGTGTGCTTGAAATGATATTCAAAGTGTTCAAGCAAAAAGAACTGCTTGAAGATGCCATATTAATATACAGAGTACAACGTGCTCCAGAGCGTAGAGTGTTCTACATTGATGTTGGTAACATGCCATCGCATCTTGCTATGCAGTTTGTTGAGCGTGTTAAAAACGAAGTACATCAAAGACGTATTCCATCCGCACAAGGTGGACAAGGTGCTACAACTATGGATACTATGTACAATCCACTTAGTATTAACGAAGACTACTTCTTTCCGCAGACTGCAGAAGGTAGAGGTTCAAAAGTTGAAACATTACCAGGTGGTGAGAACTTAGGACAGATTGACGATTTAAAATACTTTAACAACAAGATGTGTAGAGGACTACGTGTACCAAGTTCATACTTGCCTACTGGTCCTGACGATTCAGATCGTCCAATGAACGACGGGCGTGTTGGTACCGCACTTATACAAGAATTTAGATTCAATCAGTACTGTGAAAGATTGCAAAGACAAGTGATACTTAAACTTGACGATGAATTTAAAATGTTCATGCGTTGGAGAGGCTTTAACATTGACAGTGGATTGTTTTCAATAAAATTTAATCCACCACAGAACTTTGCAAGTTACAGACAAGCAGAACTTGATACAACTCGTATACAAGCATTTAGTGCATTAGAGCAGTTGCCTTATATGAGTAAACGTTTTCTCATGAAACGTTACTTAGGATTAACTGAGGATGAACTACAAGAAAACACAGAGCAGTGGGAAGAAGAAACTGGACAACCAATTGAGACTGATCCAACTGGTAGTGACTTGCGTACAGTTGGTGTAAGTCCAGGTGATATCGAAGGTGATGTTGCAATGGGAGATGCAGTGGCTGGTGAAGAAGCTGAAGGTGTAGATCCAGCACTTGGTGGCGAAGAGATTGACGTAAATGTTGATGTACCAGCAGAAGCGCCGCCGGTATAAATACTATTATGAAACTATTTGAATTTTACAATCACAATCAAGCAGACGAAGAGTACCAAGATCAAGAGGCTGACAACAGTGTTCCTGAACTAGGTGAGTTACGCAAAACCAAACTTACACTCAAGCAAATTTCAAAACTGCGTAAGATGTATGATATGCGTAACTACGAAAAGACCGAAGATCTAAAGAAGATACAAGCACAGTTTGCTCCTCCGCCACCTCAATTGTAGACTATCTGTATAAATTATTCATTTTATACCACTTTTACCCCTATAAACTACTAGTTTTTTAATTTTCTTGTAAGTACTATACTGAGCCCAATACTTAGAAGGAAAATTTTCACATGAACAAATTTGAGCAATTAATTGAATTCGTTATCAATGATGACGAAAAGAATGCAAAGGCGCTTTTCCATGACATAGTTGTTGAGAAGTCAAGAGACATATATGAAGAGATTATGTCTGAGGAAGAAATTACAGAAAAGAAACAAGGATACAAAGACCGTGAAGATGAGCATTTAGGTGCTAAAGACGGTGCTGAGTCAGGCAAGAAACAATCCATGAAAGATCGTAGAGATGACGAAATGGGAAAGCGTGGAAAGCGTGATGCCGAGCATGACAACAAACAAAAGATCGACGATGATGTAAACGAGTCAGTTGAAGAAGCAGACATTGGCGGTTCACAAGTTGACGAACTAATTGACGAAGTCGAAGCTGAAGAGCAAGGCGTCAGAATGGAAGACGACGAAGAAGAGATCGAAATGATTGATATCGACGTTGATGATGACAATGGCGAAGAAGAATTAGAAGATCGTGTTGTAGATATCGAAGACAAATTAGACGAACTAATGGGCGAATTCGAAGAGCTAATGGCACAGGTTGACGACAATTCAGATGACATCGAAGGCGAGCAAGATGAGATCTCAGACATTGATAGCGATACTGACATGGAGCAGGACGAGATTGATGCTATGCAGGACAAAATGGATGAGCCAATTGATGTTAATGTAGAAGTAGAAGGCTTTAATGAGAACGTAGATTTAGTTCCAGCACCAAAGCCGGTTACAACTTCACCAGCTAGTAAAAGTCCAGTAGCAGCCAACTCGGGTGCAAAAGGAATGGATGCAAAGCCAGTCAACTTTGACGATGGTAACAAAGGTGCACAAGGCCGACCAACACCAAAATATGGTGACATGGACGGAACTACAAAGCCAGACGTTAAGCCAGCTCCAAAGCCTCATTTAGCACAAGCTTCTGGTGTTAACACCAAAAGTGTTATAGACTAATCTAGCCTAGGAACCAAGTATATGGGACAGCTATACCTAAGAGAAGATCTTACTTTCGAAGCCGCAAAGATGCAAATCGTTGAGGGCAAAGACGGTAAGAACCTCTATATGGAGGGCATCTGCATACAAGGTGACGTGAAAAATGCTAACGAACGTGTTTATCCGGTAAGTCAGATTGCAGAAGCAGTTGATACACTTAACGAACAAATTAAAACTACAAGCGTTCTTGGCGAAGTAGATCATCCAGATGACCTCAAAATTAATTTAGACCGTGTATGCCACATGATTGAAAGCATGTGGATGGACGGACCTAATGGTTATGGAAAACTAAAAATTCTCCCAACTCCAATGGGCGAGCTAGTGAAAACTATGCTACAGTCTGGTGTGAGATTGGGCGTATCGAGTCGTGGTTCAGGTAACGTTGATCCACATAACGGACGTGTCAGTGACTTTGAAATTGTCACTGTAGACGTGGTCGCACAACCCAGTGCTCCAAATGCTTATCCAAAGGCAATTTATGAAGGACTGATGAACATGAAACATGGACATCATATTTTAGAAATGGCTCGCGAGTCTGGGAAAGACGGCAAAATACAAAAGTACCTGAAAGACGAAGTTTCTCGTCTTATCAGAGACCTAAAAATTTAGGAGAATCGCATGTTAGATGCTATTAAACCACTATTAGATAGCGATCTCGTCAATGAGGATACTCGTACTGCTATTGCTGAACAATGGGAAGCAAAAATGGTAGAGGCCAAAGAGACAGTGCGTGCCGAACTTCGTGAGGAGTTTGCACAACGCTATGAGCATGATAAAACTGTGATGGTAGACGCCCTAGATAAAATGGTTACAGAAGGCTTAGCCGGTGAAATCAAATCTTTGCAAGAAGAGAAGACTGCACTAGCTGGTGATCGTGTAAAGTTTCATAACAAGATGAAAGAAAATGCTGATAAGTTTAATGGCTTTTTAGTAAAACAACTTTCAGAAGAGTTGAAAGAACTACGCACAGATCGTAAGGTATCAAAAACAGGTTTTGAGAAATTAGAATCATTTGTTGTTGGTGCTTTGGCTGAAGAAATCAAGGAATTTGCAAGTGACAAGAAAGACTTAGTGGAAACTAAAGTAAGACTTGTTTCACAAGCACGTAATAAACTTGATCGTCTAAAGAGTAAATTCGTAAAAGAATCTGCTAAGAAGATGGCTTCAACTGTATCTACGCATCTTAAGGCTGAAATGGGTCAACTAAAAGAAGACATCAAAACTGCTCGTGAGAACAATTTTGGTCGTCGTATCTTTGAAGCATATGCAACAGAGTTTGGTGCTACACATTTAAATGAAAATGAAGAAGTACGTAAACTAAGTGCAAAAATTGCTAAACAAGATAAACAGTTGGCAGAAGCCATCAAAACTCAAGACAAAGCGAAAGCACTTGTTGAGAGCAAAAATAACGAAATAAAAGTTATAAAAGAAGCCAATGAGCGTGATGCTACATTGGATGAACTTCTATCTCCTCTTAATAATGAGAAGAGAGAAATTATGACTAACTTACTTGAAAACGTTCAGACATCTAGATTGAAGAACGCTTTTGAAAAATACTTACCAGCAGTAATCAGCGAAACTAAAGGCATGAAAAAAGCCGCTAGTTTGACTGAGCAAACTGGTAACAAAACTGCAAAGGTCGTTGAGAAGGCCGATATCGATTCAAACGTTATCGACATCAAGCGCCTAGCAGGGCTTTAAACTAAAAAAGGGAGACATTTAATGTCACAAGAACTACTAGAAAACAGATGGAGCGAGACCAAGGAAGCCCTCCTAGAAGGCTTACAAGGCACTCGTAGATCTACAATGGGTGTTGTTTTAGAAAACACACGCAAACACTTAGCTGAAGCAGCCACTGCTGGATCAACAAGTTCAGGTAACGTAGCAACTCTTAACAGAGTTATTCTACCAGTTATCCGACGTGTTATGCCAACAGTTATTGCTAACGAGTTAGTTGGTGTTCAGCCAATGACAGGTCCAGTTGGACAAATTCACACATTGAGAGTACGTTATGCAAACGCAATGACAGACAACTCAATTGCCGCAACATCAGTTGCCGCTGGTGAAGAAGCATTATCACCATTCAAAATTGCCCAGGCATATTCCGGTTCTACTGGAGCAACTGCTGCATCATATGCAGGTGGAAACACAGCAACTATGGAAGGTGTTGGTGGTAGACAAATTTCAGTCCAAATCTTAAAGCAAACAGTTGAAGCAAAAACTCGTAAGCTACAAGCAAGATGGACATTTGAAGCCGCTCAAGATGCACAAGCAATGCACGGTATCGATGTAGAAGCAGAAATAATGGCAGCATTAGCTCAAGAAATTACTGCTGAAATTGATCAAGAGATTCTATTATCTCTACGTACATTAGCTACACAGGAATTCGTATTCAACCAGGCTGCAGTATCAGGTACTGCTACTTTCGTTGGTGACGAGCATGCCGCATTAGCAGTGTTAATAAACAGAACAGCTAACTTAATTGCACAACGTACAAGACGTGGTGCAGGTAACTATGCAGTTGTTTCTCCAGCTTCATTAACAGTATTACAATCAGCTACAACTTCAGCATTTGCTAGAACAACAGAAGGTACTTTTGAAGCACCAACAAACACTAAGTTTGTAGGTACATTAAATGGTACAATGAGAATATTCTGTGATTCATATGCAACAGACGCTACATCAGTATTAGTAGGATACAAAGGTGCATCAGAAACTGACGCTCCAGCTTTCTACTGTCCTTACGTACCGTTGATGAGTTCAGGCGTTGTATTAGACCCGGCAACATTTGAGCCAGTAGTTAGCTTTATGACCAGATATGGTTATATTGAGT